ATCCGATCATGCCCGGCGCCGCCTGCGAAGTGCGTATCGGCGGCGAATTGATTCTGACCGGCTGGGTGTTCGCCGCGCCGATCAGCTATGACGGCAAGCAGGTCACGCTGAAGATTTCCGGTCGCTCGAAAACCGCCGATCTTATCGACTGCGCGGCCATCAACAAGCCCAGCCAGTGGAAAGAGGTCGGGGTGTTGAAGATCGTTCAGGCGCTGGCTGCCCCTTATGCGTTGTCGGTGATCAGCGAAATCCCGGAAACCTCGAAGATGGCCGATCACACCATTGAGCCTGCTGAAAGCGTGTTCAAGTCCATCGACCGGCTGTTGACCCTGTTCCGGATTTTTTCCACCGATGACGAGTTCGGCAATGTGGTACTGGCAAGGCCGGGCAGTCGAGGGCAGAGCGCAGACGCGCTGGAACTCGGCAAGAACGTGTTGAGCGCCGTCATCGCGAGGGACTTTTCCGGGCTCTTTTCCGAATACCGGGTCATTGGTCAGCAGACCGGTAATGACAAGACGTTCGGCAAGGAAGCGGCGGAGGTTTCAGCGGTCGTTACCGATGACAGGAATAAAGAGCGCCTTCGCGTGCTGATCATTCATGAGGATGCGCCGATCACACCCAAGCTCGCGCTGAGCCGCGCCAATTGGGAGCGCGGTCAGCGGGCGGGCAAGGCGCTGCTCACCACCTACAAAGTGCAGGGCTGGCGGCAGTCCAGCGGTGCGCTCTGGCGGCACAACACGATGGTGCAGGTGGTGGATCCGGTCATCGGTCTGGGCAGGAACATGCTGATTTCGGCCGTGACCTACTCGCTGAGTGACCAGGGCACCATCACCACGCTGGTGGTCGGACCGCCTGAGGGCTTCCAGGCCGAGCCCGGTGACCCCAACAAGCGCAGCAAAGTGCAGGTCAATCAGGACGCTTACTCCTGGTTGCTGCCTATCGATGAGGAAACAACCGCATGAGCTTACTCAATCGCATGCTGGTGCGCGGCACGGTGGTGCTCGCCAAGGCCAGCAGCAAAATGCAGGCGCTGCAAATGCGCCTGACCGCAGGGGAGGTCAAGGACGACATGGAACACTTTGAACCCTACGGTTTTACCAGCAACCCGCTGGCGGGCGCCGAAGGCATTGCCGCCTTTATCGGCGGTGATCGTTCTCACGGCTTGCTGCTGGTGGTGGCCGACCGACGCTATCGCCTCAAGGGCCTGGAGTCGGGCGAAGTGGCGATCTACACCGACGAGGGCGACAAGGTCCACCTCAAGCGCGGCAAGGTCATCGACATTGAAACCGGCACCTTGAACATCAAGGCGGCCGTGGCGGTGAATTTCGATACGCCGCAGATCACCCAGACCGGAAAGATCGTTTCCAAGGGCGACCAGATCGCCGGTGGCATCAGCCAGATCAGCCATTTGCACGGCAACGTGCAGGGCGGTAACGGGCAGAGCGGGCCACCCGTTGGAGGTGCCGGATGATTATTGAAGGCTCTCTGCAGGCTTCCTTGCTGCGCTCGGTGGTCATCAGCCTGTTCACCTGGCGTCGCGCCGAAGCAGACGATCCGATCGACGATGCCGAACGCTTTGGCTGGTGGGGCGACACCTATCCCACGCAGGCCAACGACCGCATCGGCTCCAGATTATGGCTGCTGCGTCGGGTCCGGCTCACGGCGCAGACCCAGCGTGACGCCGAGTTCTATGCGCGCGAAGCGCTCGCCTGGCTGATCGACGATGGCCAGGTCAAGAACATCAACATCCTTACCGAACAGGTTCAGAGCAATCGCCTGAACCTGGGCGTCGAGCTGGTCGTCTCCGACGGTCAGGTCGTGCGCTTCAACCCTTCAGAACAGTGGCAGGTGATTTATGCCGTTTGAAACGCCTACGTTACCGGCGCTGATCAACCGAACCCAGGTCGACCTCGCCGACGAAGCATTGCGTCAGTCCGATGCCCGGGTACTGTCGCGCGCCCACAGCGGTGCGGCCTACGGGCTGTACGGCTATCAGGACTGGATCGCCGACCAGATTCTGCCCGACACCGCCGATGAGGACACCCTTGAACGGCAAGCCATCCTGCGCTTGCGCCAGCCGCGCAAGGTCGCGCAGGCCGCCAGCGGCTCGGTGCGTTTTAGCGCGGCGGCCGGTGCGGTGCTGGATGTCGACACCGTGCTGCAATTCAGTGACGGGCGCTTTTACCGTGTAACCAAAGGCGTCACCACGGTCGCGGGCAACAACACGACCACGGTCGAGGCGGTAGACGCAGGCGTTCTCGGCAATGCCGATGCCGGCCTGGTGATGACCGCCGTGCAGCCTGTCGAAGGCATCGACAGTACGTTTACCGTGATTGCGGATGGGCTCACGGGGGGCATTCCCCAGGAAAGTATCGAGTTGTTGCGGGCTCGCGTAGTGCGCTCCTATCGGGTGATCCCACACGGCGGCAATCAGGATGATTACGTGACCTGGGCGCTGGAATTGCCAGGCGTGACACGTGCCTGGTGCGTGCGTCGTTACATGGGGCCGGGCACCGTCGCGGTGTTCTTTATGCGTGACGATGAAGTCAATCCGATCCCTGACGCCGTGCAGTTGGCCGAAATGGCCGCCTACATCGAGCCGTTGCGCCCGGTCACTGCCGATGTGTACGTGTTGGCGCCGGTGCAGAAGCCGGTGGTCTACACGATCAGGCTCACGCCGGACACCTCGGCAGTACGGGCGGCGGTCGAGGCTCAGTTGCTGGACCTGCACAACCGCGAAGCGGGGCTGGGCGAAACGTTGTTGCTGACCCACATCGCCGAGGCCATCAGCCGCGCGACAGGCGAAACCGATCATGTGCTGGTTGCGCCTGTCGCCAATGTCACCGCGGCCCCCAATCAGCTGCTCACGTTCGGGGGCATTCTATGGTCGTCATAAGAACTGCCGAACACTACGCCGAGCAACTGCAGGCGCTGCTGCCACCCGGCCCCGCCTGGGACCCGGAGCGGGTGCCGGAACTGCAACACGTCATTACCGGCCTGTCCCGCGAGTTCGCACGCATCGATGGTCGCGCGTTCGACCTGCTCAATGAGATGGACCCGGCCACCGTCAGTGAACTGGTGCCGGACTGGGAACGGGTCATGAACCTGCCCGACCCCTGCCTTGGGCTCAAACCCTTGTTCGCCGACCGACGTTTGTCAGTGCGCCAGCGGCTGGTGGCAACAGGAGGGCAGAACGCAGCGTTCTACATCGACATTGCCGTCAGCCAGGGCTACCCCGACGCCACCGTGACCGAACACCGAGCGCCCCGTATGGGGCGTTCGCGTTTTGGCCAGGCGCACTTCGGCACCTGGAACGCGCAATTCATGTGGACCCTGAACACCGGCGGCCGTCAGCGGCTGGGTCGGCGCTTTGGGGCCAGCTATTGGGGAGAGCGATTCGGGGTCAATCCCGGCACCGCGATCGAGTGTTTGATTCGTCGAGCAGCACCGGCGCACAGCGTCGAATTCGTTAATTTCAACTGAGGAACGCAATGTGGATTATCCCAAAAGTGTGCCAAGCGTAGGCTTGGTCAGCGGCAAATTTGTAGATGAAAACCCGGCCACCGGCACGCCCGGCTCGCTGATCCCTGCGCAGTGGGGGAACTCGGTGACGCAGGAGATTTTGAACGTCATCCAGGGCGCCGGCCTGGTGCCCGATGAGGCGGATGTCACCCAGTTGCACAGGGCTATTCTGGGCCTCGCCGCGTCTGATTATAAAAAGGCCGTGCGCTGCGCCACGACTGTGTCGATCGGCCTGAGCGGCCTGCAGACCATTGATGACGTCACGCTGGTCGCAGGTGACCGCGTGCTGGTCAAAAATCAGGACACCCCGGCGCAGAACTGGATATATCTGGCTGCGGCGGGCGCCTGGACCCGCGCGCAGGATGCGAACGAAAGCAATGAATGCAGCCCGGGGCACCTGGTGCCAGTGCAGGCCGGTACAAAAAACGCCGGGACGGTGTGGCAGTTGGTCAATACGGTATTTCCGGTGCTGGGCACCACTGCGCTGTCGTTTGAGCGCTTGCTGGGGCGCAGCGGTGTAGCAGCGGGTGATTACACGCGTGTGAAGGTCAACAAGTTCGGTCAGGTGGAGGAGGGGAGTAACCCGACGACGCTCAGCGGTAACGGCATTCAGGACGCGTATACCAAGGCCGAGGCTGATTTGCGCGATTCGCAGCGTCCTTTGCGGGATTCCATTACTTATGTCGGCCTGGCTAATAACAAACCTGATGCGCCTTACATGCGCCGTGAGTCCGATGGGGCTTTGGTTCCCCTGCAACCGAGCCTGGGTTTTGCGCCGGTGCAACAAGGTGGCGGTACCGGTCAGCTTAACAATCTGGTGAAGATTGGCTGGTCGAATAACGGCCTCAAGGCGATGGTCGATGCTACTGATCTTGGCAATCTCTGGTATGCCAACAACTTCAATCCCGCCAACAAAGCCGATTGGGGCACGACGCTTGCTGCGTACCGTATTGCCGATGCTTATACGAAGGCTGAGGTGTATGCCAAAAGCGAAGTTGATACGCGTATTGCTGACCGTGCATTGGCTGACAGCATTAGTTTCGTAGGATTAGGCAGTGGAGATCTGACGCAGCCCTACATGCGACGGGCTGCTGACTCGATCATCTGCTGGCTTCAGACCAAGTTGGGCTATACACCAGTTCAGCAAGGTACGGGCGTGGGTCAAAACAGCGGCGCCGCCGTAAAGATTGGTTGGTCTTCCAGCGGCCTGAAAGCAACCGTTGATGTCACGGATATGGGCAATCTCTGGTACGCCAACAACTTTGATCCAGGCAGCAAAGCCAATTGGGGCAGTACGCTTGCTGCGTATGGCATTACCAATGCCTACACAAAAGCAGAGAGTGATGCCCGTGACTCTCAGCAGCCCAATGCTGATTCCATAACCATTCTTGGCTTTGCCGGTAATGACGTAAGCCTTCCATACATGCGCAGAGCATCCGACGGCCAGGTTTATTACCTGCAACCGCGCCTGGGATACACACCCGTGGAGCAGGGCGGCGGCCCGAACATGTCGGCGAATAAAGTTCGCCTTGGCTATAACGGTGCCGGAAGCCTGCGCCTTCAGGTAGACAGCTCTGACTTCGGCGACCTGACTAATGATCAGAACCTGCCTGCAAAACTTGCCGGGTTGGGGCTGAGTGCTATTGGTTCTTACGCTTTTGCGCGTGTGATCACTTCTCAGGGGCAGGTTAATCAGGGCGGGCTAATTGCAGGTTCAAACCTGATCTATAGCTCCACAAACAGTGGCGATGGCGCAGGCAACAACTCTGGCCTTATCGGCGGGGGTACCTGGCGCGCGCACGGCGCTTTCTCGAGCGGTGAACGCACTCTCTTTCAACGAGTTTCTTAAAGGTAACCACATGAACACAGTATCCAACGCACGTAATCCTCGCTGGGCCGATCAGGCCCATACCTCCATCGTTCTTTGGGTGATCTTCGAGGAAACCAAGGAATTGTATGGTGAGGTACCTTTCGCTGCTTCTGCTGATGACCCGGAGCCGCACGGTGTAGATCTTTTCAATCGTGCAATCGCCGGTGAGTTTGGCGAGATTCTTGAGCCTACCGAGCAGATGGTCATGGCATACGTGATGATTCTGCGCGGTGGCTTTTCAGCTGAGGCCACTGCGAAAATCAACGCGCTGGCTAACGAGCTGGACACTTTGCAAGATTCGGTCACGTTGGGGCTGGCCACTGAAACCCAGCTGAAAGCCCTGCCTGCGCTACAGGCTGAGCTTGCTGCCTATCGACTCTACAGGGTGCAGCTCGCCCAACTCGATGCGCTCTCGGGCTTTCCGGTGTCGTTCGACTGGCCCGTTCCCCCTGCGACGCCATTTGTTTACGTACAGCCACCGCAAGAGCTGGCAACTCCAACGGGCGTAAGTGAAGACGAACTGCCCAAGCCATAACGCCCCGCACTGACGGGGCGTTGTTTTATCTGCAATGCGCTTGCAACAGCAACGCGTCGCCGACTTGGGGTGTCAGCAAGCTAATCAGGAGGAACAATGCCTATCAACCAGCAACAACTACTTCAAATCCTCCCCAACGCCGGCCTGCAAGCCGGCGTTTTTGTTTCCGCTCTAAACGCCGCCATGGTCCGCTACACCATCAATACCCGGCTGCGCATCGCCGGGTTCATTGCCCAGGTCGGGCATGAATCCGGGCAGCTTCGTTACGTGCGTGAGCTGGGTAACACCAGTTACCTGGCCAGGTACGACACCGGGCAGTTGGCGCTGCGTCTGGGCAACACGCCAGAGGCCGATGGCGACGGTCAGCTTTACCGGGGTCGCGGGCTGATTCAGGTGACGGGGCGGGCCAACTATGAAGCGTGCGGGGAGGCGCTGGGGCTGGACTTGTTGCGCCAGCCGCAACTGCTCGAACAGCCAGACCACGCTGCCATGTCGGCGGCGTGGTTCTGGGACCGGGCGAACCTCAACGTACTGGCAGACAAGGGCGACTTTCTGATGATCACCCGCCGTATCAACGGCGGCACCAATGGTCTCGCTGACAGGCAAGTGCTGTATCAGCGGGCACTGGAGGTGCTGCCATGAAAGCGCTGGATGCGCGATTCCTGATCCTGGCATTCGTGCTGGGTTCGGGGCTGGGCACATGGACGGCCTGGAAGTGGCAGGCGGCGTGTTACGGCCTGCAATTGTCCGCGCAAGCGCTGGGTTATCAGCGTGAGCGCGAGCAGGCGGCGCAGGCGGTTATCGACTGGCAGACCGCCGAGCAGGCGCAGCGGCGCGCACTGGAAGTCCGTCTGCAAAACAACGACACAAAAATTCACAAGGAATTGAGCGATGCACAGACCTCTCATGCTCGCTTGCGCGACCGTCTGGCTACTGCTGATCTGCGCTTGTCAGTCCTCCTCGCCAACCCCGCCGGTCATGATGGCGTGTCAGCCACCACCGATTCCGCCGGCATGGTTCATGGAGGCACGCGAGGCGAACTTGACCCTGCGGCTGCTGGGCGAATTGTCGCCATCACCGACGACGGCGATCAGGGATTGATCGCCTTGAAGGCCTGCCAAGCCTATGTGCGCGAGATTGCGCACTGATGTTCCTTTCGGCTCCCCACCCTCGGCCACCGTGCCCCCGCCTCAACCCCGCCTCTGCAAAGAGGCGCGGCCCTCTTTCGAGCCTTTGCAGGCTTGCCAAACGGTCTTGCCCGGTACATTCATATTGCACCGGTCGATTCGGTACGCTAATGTCCCGAAACGTACCAACGAGACCCCCTCCGTGACGACAGTCAGCAAGCTTTTGATGCGCGTTATCAAGGCTCACGCCCGTTGGCGTTGGCGCGCCTGACTATTTCCTTTGCCGGCCCTGCCGGACCCGTACCCGTATGCCTTCGATTTTTGATGTTTTTGCCGTTGTCACCTCAAGCGTAGTGGCTGAAGAGGGGCGCATGAGCGAAGCAGAATCCGGAAGGCCTGAATCAAGTCAGTAAATCAAAAGGTTGATAGCAAAATGTTGCTGATGATCGATAACTATGATTATCGTCCGCCATTGTCCGGCGTCGTTCGTTTTTTCCTTGGTGGTGCCCGTTTTTCTATATAATTCGTCCGTCATTGTCCGTTGTTGTACGGAGACATCCTGATAAAATGCGGGTATGGTTGCGGGTATAAAATACCGGATACCCGCATACCCTCATGGCCCTTACCGACCTCAAGATCCGCCAGGCGAAGCCGGGCAAAACCTCCTCCAAACTGACCGACAGTGGCGGCCTGTATCTTGAGGTCACTACGGGTGGTTCAAAGCTCTGGCGCTACAGGTTTCGTCTCGCAGGTAAAGAAAACACTTACGCGATTGGCTCATACCCCGATGTGTCGCTTTCGGATGCGCGCACCGAGCGGGATGTAGCGAGGGATCTGGTCAAATCGGGGCGGAATCCTGCGCACGTGCGGCAAACCGAAAAGGCGCAGCAGCTGACCGAAAATCGCAATACGTTCAAGATCGTGGCGCAGGAGTGGATTGAGAAACGGCTGGCCCAGCGCACTCAAAAGTATCGAGATCAGATCGAGCGGGCATTCGTGAACGATGTCTACCCTAGAATAGGCCGCTTACCCCTGCGTGAAATTACAGCTGCCCAGGTATTGGAGATCATCACTGCAATGGACCGTCGTAACGCGACCACTTTGGCGCTGATGGTTAGGCAGTGGATCTCCGCCGTGTTCTGCTATGGGGTGGCGACTCTCCGTGCGGACTCTGATCCAGCGGCAGCGGTGAGAGGGGCGATAAGGCGGAACGAGGTCAATCACAGCCGCCCAATGAGTCTGGTAGAGCTGAGGGAGTACTTCAAGGCAGTCAAAAACTACGGTGGTCATAGGCGAACCGTAATTGCGCTCTACCTGTTGCCGATATTGTTTGTTCGAACCGTCGAGCTGCGCTTGGCGGAGTGGTCCGAATTTGATTTGGATGCTGCATTGTGGACGATACCGGCCCAGCGCATGAAGAAACGCAAGATTCACGTAGTTCCGCTACCTGGGTCCGCGTTGGTCCTACTGCGTGAACTTCGTGAGATGACAGCGGGTGATCTTTTATTTCCCGGAATGCGGCACCCGAAGGAACCAATCAGTGCTACCACATTAAACCGTGCGCTTGAGTACATGGATTTGAAAGGCTGGCATTGTCATGACTTTCGGGCAACTGCATCTACTCACCTTTACGAATCTGAGCTATGGTCTAGTGACGTGATTGAGTTTCAGTTGGCGCATGTCGAGCAAAAGAAGAGTAAAGCAGCCTATAATCATGCGCTGTACCTTCCTGCACGAAAGTCATTGATGCAGTGGTGGGATAACTACATATTTGCCAGTGAGACTAATGGATGAAACCTGTTAGATTGTTTGAACCAAGTGCTAGCGCGGATGATGTTTTTTCTGAGGTTCTTAGTGCGGGTATTGCAGGGGTACATGGCGGACGGGTCTCCGTGAGGGGGCTTGCAGGCCAAGTGGGAAGGCTCGCTGAAAGAGAGGGTTTGTGCGTAAGCCAGGATGATGGCTACATCAGTGCAGGCCAGACTTACAATCACGCTCGGGCAGAGTTGGCATATATGTACGATCAAAATAAATTTGACGAAGACGGTGCTTTGCAGGCAGTCATCGAAGCTTTTGAGAAGTCCCATCCATTCACTGATTGAACTGAATGCTCAGGCAGGCTTCACTCGTGTAGCCTGCCTTTGAAGTACATGATCAAGCTGCAAATCTGGCCAGTTTCTGTTGCTCAATCCAGTCCTGCACTTCCTTTTGTGACCAGCGGGAAAAACGTCCAAGTTTGGTGGGTGCAGGAAAAGCACCGTCAGCGATGAGCTGGTAGATTGTCGACTTGCCAAAGCCAGCTTGCCGACATACCTCTGGCAGTTTGATTAATATATCAAGGTCGTGCTCGCTCATGCGGCTTCCCCCAGCTGGACGTTCGTATCGGTAAAATCATCAGCTCCCGAGTCACACAGCCCGTAAGCGCTGGAGCAGACCGTCGCATCTGTTGCGATCATCAGATCGTATTGGATACCTCCTCGTGCCGTTTTGGACCACTCCACTGCCTGGCGGATGCTTGCTATTTCCATCACTTCGACTGCGCTCATGTTTGCAATGGAGCCTTTCGGATGTTTCGCGTTGGAACCGGCGAAGAAAGTGGCAGCTCCGCGTTTGCTAGCCTGCTGAGTGATTCGCTCCCATCGGTCAATTCGGTCGATAACTTCGGGGAAGCGTAGGGCGATCTCTCGCAGTTCGTCTTTGCGGCAGTTGATGCAAGGCATGCATCCCACCCTCCCCATTCCCTGTGAGTAGAGCGGGTTCGGCTTGATGCCCATGTAGCGGTGCGCTTCAAACACAGCAGGAATATCCCACTTGAGGATTGGCCGGTAGTTGAACAGACCTCCACCGACTTCATCGCACTCGGGCAAATACCGCCGATTGATCGACTCGTCGGCTCGTACCCCTTGCCAGCTCATAATCATGTCGCCATTGCCCAGGAGTGGAAGGACTACTTGCTCAAGCATCGGGTCGCGTTTCAACTCCATGGTGCAGAACTGTGCCTTGCGGCTGGGAAAGCGACCTTTCCAAATACATAGGTCAAGGAACGGATTGCCAGTGGGCTTCAGCACACCCAGTGCTGCCTGTACCACTGCCTCATCAATGCCTTGCTCGCGCCATTTGGTTTCGATGAACCTGCGTTTGCCTTCGATCCGCTGGGTGAAGTCAGCCTTTACGCGGGTGATAGTTACACCCGTGGCCAAGGCCAGGTAATCGAGGTACTCATAAGTCTGCTCGTGCTCATTGCCGGTGTCTGCGAAGACGGCCTGCAAGTTGGGAGTGTCCAAGGCGATCGCGACCAGCAAGGTAGCAGTGCTGTCTTTGCCGCCGCTTACACTCACTATGTTCTGTGTGCTCATAGCGTTGTCCCGCCCTGTTTCATGAAGGTGATCCAGTGCGTTTTCTCCCGCTTGCCGGACTTGTGGCCAAACAGTGCTTTCTGCTCAGTCAGGGCGAGTAGTTCGCTGACCAGGATTTGGGCCTCGTTCCACTTGAATATCAAGATCCCCTCTGGTTCAAGCACCCTAAAGCACTCAGCAAAACCTTGGCGGATGTCGTCTCGCCAGTTCGCGGTAAGCACCCCGTATTTGGCGCGGAGCCAGCTATCTTGTCCTGCTCTGGTAAGGTGTGGCGGATCAAAAACCACTAAGCGAAACGTCGCGTCATCGAATGGTAAGTTGCGGAAGTCCATCAGCACATCCGGCTCTACCTTGAGCACCCGGCCGTCACACAACAGATGTTCTTCATCGCGAATGTCTCCAAAGAGTGCTCTCTGATCCTGTTTGTCGAACCACATCATTCGGCTTGCACTACATGGGTCGAGAACTTTAGGGGCCGCTGTCATGGCTTCACCTGCTTGAACTCGACGACCCAGACCCACGGGTTCGACTGCCATGAGCCATCGCCGTTGATCATCGTCCACAGCCCGCCGAACAGCTCAAGGGGCGAGTAGTCGTTTCCGTCTGGGTCGATGTCCTGCTCGCAGCTCATGACGCCCTCGGCCAGCGCCTGCTCTGCGCTGATGTCCTGCAGTCGCTCGATGCGCACGGCGGTTATTTCCAGAAGGATGCGGCAGGCCCAGCGCGGCATGTGGATGCTGGGCCGCCACCTGAAACCGTAGTCGTTACAATTGGCGCGATAGATGCAATTCCTAGGTTTGCGCAGGTCGAGAGGTATACCGCCGATTTTCTTTCCTGCTCTCACCCAGTCTGAGTAATTGCAAGCGTTGTTACCCCACGACTCATGCCCTGCGTCGGGGGAGGGTATCCATGCCTCGCGCACCCAAAGTCGCTGGCCGGGTACGCCATAAGGGCAATTATTGCGAACATCGGCGGCTCCGATCTCGCTGCCAGCCAGATCGCAACCGGTTGCGCGGTCGATGAGCGGAAACGCAATGGCTCGGCGCGTGACCGTCTTCCGGCCTTCCAGGATTGCGCGGACCATTGCACCGTTGAACAGGATCGGACGCTCTTTGATCGTCGCAGCATAAGCCCCGTTCTGAGCGCGGCAACCGGCATTGGTGAGGTCGAGCTTGGCGTTGTTGAAAGCCAATGTCAGTTCCATAGGATCAGCGCCCCGTTGATGCAGCATCATGGCGAAGTTCGCGATGTCCTCAAAGTTGCCAGCATTGCCCTTGGGCACGTGCCCAACCAGCAGATCGGCCAGGTGCTTGTCCTGCACCCATGAATCACTCCAGCCATGACGACCTTTAGCGCGAGCCTCGGCGAGCTTGGTTTTCATTGCGGCAGCGAACGTATCAACAGCTTGATTATCAGGGTGCTGGTTGGCCTGCGCTGGAAACGGGCGGCCACAAAAGGCGTCCAGATCTGCAAGATACTGAGCTGCGTCCTGGGTCTCGATGCGCTCGATCAGCGAGCGCGACTTGCCAAGAATGGCTACGGCTTCACTCAAGAGCGTCAGGGTTTCGGTAAGCTGTCTGCGCGCTCTGTCACGCGCTCCTGTGCGGCTCATGCTGCCTCCCTGCAGACTTCGATCTGCCGCCATGGGTCGTTTGCTTTGGCGAGTGCGGCCATTGGCGGAGGGCTGACGCTGTTGCCGCACATGTGCACCTGCTGGGTCTTGCTGAATGGCTTGCCGTCTGCGCCGTGGGTGATGACATAGTCGGCGGGAAAGCCCTGCGCCTTATACAGCTCGGGCGGCTTGAGCATCCGCAGGCGGATGTCTACGATCACGTAGGGCGTGCCTTTGACCATGATGGTGACTAGTGCCAAGCGATCCTTGGTCGTGATCGTTGGTGCTGGTTCGCCTGCACCGCTGACGTTCTCGGTCCCGTAATAGCTGATCAGGAATGCGGCGACACGAAGTGCACCTTCCTCATGTTCTGGGGAGAGCCTCAGCGACACGACAGAGCTTTTACCGCCGCCACCGGCCGTAACTGTAGGCGCAGGCTCGTCCAAGGGCTGGCCGACGCTGGCGCCGAACTGCCTTTCCATGAACGCCGTCACCAGGCCGTGGTGCTGGCCGCCGGCGCTGATTGTATGCAGAGGGTCGGCGGTGTCCCGCGCATCACAGTTGCCGCGAAGGTGCACCAGGCTTGCTGCCACCAGTTGCTGCTGGCTTCCGGTGTTGGTGACCGTCGTCATTGGCTCGTCGACGCCCTTGGCGTGCGTCGTGTTGAAGCCGCCGTTCATCTGAGCCATGAACACCGTAGACACTCCCATCGCGTGGGCTGCACCTGCAGGCCGCTGGTAGTTGCCGCCGCTGGTGATAGTTGGCAGAGGCTCATCAAGCGCTTTGCCTGCGTCGTCGAATCGAAATTTCAACAGGTGCGCTGCTGCGAGCGCATGTTTGACGCCGCCAGCAACAACGGTGCCTAGCGGCTGGTCGATTATCGGCACGCGCGGCTGCTGACCCTCGCGCTCACCATAGCCAGACTGGATCAGGGTAGGGCTGATCAGCATCAGCTCGCCACGGTTGGCGCAAGTAACTGTCGGCAACGGCTCCAGAGGATCGTTGATGCGGTCGCTGCCATGGTGGGTGGCTGGTGCGATGACTGGGCTGACGACCGAGAAAGCGCCGCCCTTTGGATATGAAGTCACCGTGCGCAGCGGTTCGTTGTCCGATTGCACAGTCTCGCCTGACCAGTTCGCAATCGGGACGATGAACGGGGCCGGGTTGTCGATGACGAACTTCTTCATGCCCTTGGCGACCCGGCGCAGCGTGGCCGGTGCCAGATCCTTCTTGCGTCCGAATATGCTTTTGCCCAGGTCGGTGAAATCGATGCACTCTGCTGCGGTCCTCCAAGGCTTCTGGCCTTTGGCGGGGCGCTTGGCGTGGGTCGGCTCTGGCCACACGATCGGCTGACCGTCGCAGCGTGCAATCATGAACAGGCGTTCCCGGCTGGTGGGCGCACCAAAGTCGCACGCTCGGATCACGCGCCACTCGACGGCATAGCCCATGCGCTCCAGCTCGGCCACGAACACCGCCCATGTCTGGCCACGCCGCGCTGGGTCTGGCACCAGAAACTGCTGGTCCACCGGCACAACCTCACCTGGAGCTGCAATGCCACCGGCCAGCTTCACCACCCGCCCGGTCGACTTGCAACGCTTGGCCACCAGCGGTCCCCATTGCAGGATCTGCTTTACGTTCTCTAGGCTGATGACGCGGGGTTTCTTCTTGCCTGCCCACTTCAAGCCGATCCAAGACAGGTTGCGGATCTCGCGCTTGCGTGGCTGCCCGCCCGCAGCCTGGCTGTGATGGGCGCAATCTGGGCTCATGTGGAACCAGCCCACGGCCTTGCCACCGCACTCGGTATTCGGATCGCCGTCAAACACATCGGTCGTGAAGTGCTTCGCGCCCGGGTGATTCACCGTGTGCATGCTGATTGCTGCAGCGCTGTGGTTCTTGGCCACGCTGACTTTTCGACCGAGGCCCATTTCCAGTCCAGTACCAGCACCACCACCTCCGCAGAAAAAGTCGACAACAATCTCGTCGTCTTGCGCGTTGAAGCCCAGGCTGTATTGAGTTTTGAAATCAAATGGCGGGTGCGTTAGTGAGGTCATGCTGTCACCTCATTCGTGACCGTAGCGCTGGCCTGCAGGCCACACTTCGTGCATCTCAGCCCAATGTCTGAAAGGTTGGGTTCATGATCGTTGGGAAAGCGGTACAGCTCTTTCACGGGACATTCAGGCTGGAACGGTCTGTCACAGATCTGCGACAGGGCCTTCCCCCCCACCACAGGCTGCGCGGGCGGGCGAATTTGAGCGATTAGCGTTGCATCATGAGTGGCTGCCTCGCGCAGCTTTTCGTGGGGTACAGGCGCTTCGGTGGTGCTGCTGGGAAGAGCAGTAATGCCTGCTGCTGTGCAGCAGAGACTGTTTGTTTTTTGTGTGGTGCTCCAACTGCTGTTGCGGAGCAAAGCGGCTTGCGGCTGGTGGTCAGTCTGTGAGCGATCACTGCCGCTTTCCTCCGATGCTTGGTTGCAAGCTGATTCATAGGACGCTTCTGGTTTTGTGCCGACGACGTAAAGCACCTGCGCCTGGTCATTTTCCTCGACCAGATCGACCAGTAGCAGTGCGTTCTCGACGTCCTTGCGCAAGGTGCGCAAAGCGTCAGGGCCAATCATCGACCTCAGTCGAATGTTCAGCTCTTTGTTGAAGCGGGTCGTAGCACGGAGTTCGGCAATGGCTTTGGTGTGCTGCTGGTGCAGGTCGCCAGCAGCTTGCGGGCTGAGCCGCAGCAGGGGGATAGGTCGGTTCATGCTGCGTTCACCTGCTGGTCTGATATGCCGAGCGCTTCAGCCATTTGTAACGCCTGCTGCCGGAGCGCCAGACAATCGCGTTCCAGCTTTTTGCCGGTACGAAACGCGCTGAAAGTCTCTGCAGCGATTCTCAGTTTCTCGGCTATATCGTTCAGCGCGTCTCGTTCTTGCGCACCAAACGCCATACCTCGCTTGAGTCTTTCGCAGTGTCGCGCCAATTGCTCATTGTCTGTGCGGATCAGCCTCAATGATGCTTCAAGCTCATGGATCGCCAGAACGTCTTGTTCGCGCGGTACTTGTTCGCCGTTCGTGATACCAACTTTGATGCCGTCGCTACGGCCTATCATGTAGCCAAACCACAAAAGCAGGCCGGCTGAAATGATGAGTCCGATCAACACGCAGATTTGAGTCGTAGTCATGTGGTGTGCTCCTGGTGAGGTTGCCCGGCTGGTGGTGGCAGCCGTTTTGGTTAGGTCGGTGAATCTGATTCAGTTTGAGAATTGCCCATCTCTTCATCGGCCTTGTATGCGCGGATGTCGATCAAAGCTGCGACATGCCGAATGTGCGCGAACTTCGGTGCTTTGCGGCTTGTGTCCAAGGTAGTGATCGGGAGCGGTATTCGCCCATTCTCAATCTCGGCAACAAACGACCGTTCGTTGAGGTTTCGGAAGTACTGCTCGCGCAGCTTGTCTAGGGGGATGAGCACATCCCCGAAGGTCCGATACAACAGTTCAACGGTCGCCGCTTCCGGTGCTGGCATCAGACGTAGCGGATTCTGGTTGTGGTCCTTCATGCTGCAGCTTCTTTGGGGGTGGGAATGTAGTCGTACATGTCCATGAGCGCTTCTTGTGCTGTACGTCCGCGCCCAAATACGTAACCTGCGCAAGGTCGACGCATCGTGAGGGTGAGAGGGATCCATTGGGGTTGAGTGATGCTAAGGTCGAGCGTGACGTGGGCATCGACCATTTGAAGTTCGCATGCCAAAAACTCAGTGATGGCCAGCAACTTGATTTGCTCCTGCTGCAATGGCGTTGCCGAAACAGCGTCAATTAGTGCGGCTGCGTTAATACCAGCAATGACAGCAGCAACGTCGTTCTGAGTGCGCTGTTCTGGCGGAATGCGCAGCAATTCAACCAGCAGACGGTCAATCGCTTCTTGGTTCATTCGGTTTTCTCCGCTTGGGGTGGTTCCAGCTGTTCAGGCAGTGCCGTTTGGTGAGCTCGCGCAGGTGTTCAGGAACCTCAAGAAGCGCTGCATTGCGTTCCTCCCGCGTATGCAGCGCGACGATCTGGCGAGCGTATTCCCTAGGCCACGTCACGTTTGTCGGCCGGTATTTCAGGCGCAGCCAGCCCCAGTTGTTCGGCTAGCCAGCGTATGCCAGGCTGCTTTACTCTGGTTGACTGGCTGTACTGCATGCCCGACTGGTGATGGAACCAGCTACTGTCCTTGACACGCATGTACTCGCGGTCCCGCGTGGGGTAGGCGGGAAGGTTTCGTTCATTGAGTAGTGCCTTTTCCCTCATCAGAGAGATGAGCTTGGGTCTGCTGATGCCAAGTTGTTTTGCGGTCTGAGCCAAGGTGCGTTCCATGCTTCCTCCTAAGCCGCTTGCATTGCGGGAGTCGCAATGCTGGCCAGGTGATTGATGGACTCGACAACCTTTTCATGGATTTCTGCATCTGGACCGGACAGCGTGAAGCACTTGGTTCGAGGCTGCCTGACTCCGATAGTCATAAGGGTTGTTGCTGCTGTTCGGGTTCTGTTGCGATGAATCGAGACATGAATCGGCTGTTCAAGGCCAACGTCCAGGCTGAGCATGCCGCCCCGACGTACCAGATCGAAGACTTGCAGACTCAATTGCTCGTCAAGGACGTTGTATTTCCCATCGGAGCGCTTTGTCGCAGATGTGCCTAAGTCGAGCGGGCCGTTGGCTATCTCTTCGATGAAAGCTGCCAACTGGAGGTGCATCTTCGGGTTGTTTGGCAGCGTCAGGGAGTGGCATTGACTGCCTACCTCGACCCTGAACTGCGTTTCCATCGAGGCGTGTTCGACCTTGAGGCGAAAGGGCAGTGCACCGCTCTTTGCGGAGCGAATGGTATGGTTGAAAGTTTCTGTCAGCTTGGCCTGCGCTTTGAGCAAGGTCAGTGTTTTAGCGTCGAGCTTGTACTTGCTCATGCTGCACGCCCCCCGTCGTTCGGATCGAACGTTGAAGGGGTGGCACGGGCTGGCTTCTTTGGTTTGCTGGTGATGAAGGTGCAGCCGGCCACAATGGCTAGGTGACGAACCTCGAAGACGCGCAACGGGTCAGTGACCTTTGGGTGGACGTGCAGGGTTGCTGTGGTGTGCATGGTATTGCCTCGCTCTGTGGTGGAAGAGTGAAGCAAATATCACGCAGTGTGCTTTTTGTGTCAATACGTATTGTGCTTAAATTTCGGTTGCGGTGTGTAAAAAACGTGATGATTTCAGAATTCCGCCAACGAGGTGTATTTCGAGAATTTCATGTTCAGCGATGTGGATAGGCGGATGCTCCGCGTTCACGCTGTCAAATCGGTACATCCCGTCCCTCAGGTAGATGTATTCCTTAATCATCGTCCTTCCGGCTGCGGTACGGACCATGACCTCATCGCCGCTTACATAACTTTTATTCGGTTCGATCAGCACGAATTCTCCGTTCTTGATACGTGGCAACATGCTATCGCCTGTGACTTTCAGTCCGTAGGCATCCGGATCATCGCTATGGATGTTTAGATAGCCGTCCCCATGACCGGGTGGGAAGTCCAAGGCGTCAAAGTAGCCCTCATTGCCCAGTTGGGCGGTTCCTACTACCGGCACTCGACCTTCCTTTGCTTTCCCAGTAAGCCTGGGTGCTGAGTCCTTGAGTTTGACGACGAGCGGCTGAGCGTTGTCATCAGTGAAGGCTACTAAGTCGACAAAAGAAACGCCTAATGAGTCTGCGATTTTCCTGATGTCTTGCAGGCTGGGTTGGCGGGTTCCTTTCTCATAATTGCCGATCCGGGACTGAGATTCCCACCCGCACGCATGAGCCAGAGCCTGCTGGCTCAGGCCTTTTTCTTTTCTGAGTTTTCTGATGTGTTGACCAAGTGTGTTCATGTGCTGTTTTTACCACGCAATGAAATCTTTTTTTCGTTCTTAATGTGTTGAAAAGATCACGCAGTGTGCTTATTATGGCCATGTGTTAACGGAGACGATCATATGAATCTGAATCGGATTGCTGAGTTTCGAGAGGCGGCAGGCATAAAACAGCGAGACCTTGTAGCTGCTTTAGGTTGGACTCAGACACGTGTAAGCAACTACGAAGCGGGTAGGCGTACCGCAGGACTTGCAGAGTGCCGCGCTATAACGGCTGCCCTCAACAAGCTCGGAGCGGCTTGCTCGCTTGACGATGTTTTCCCGCCCGCCCTACCTGTTCCTGAAGCTGCATAGAAAAAAGGCGACCCAAGGGTCGCCCAGTTTCCCCCAGCACGCGCCACCACAGCGGAGCCGGGCCGCGATCAAGGTTGACGGGCACACCACATGCAATCCGTCGGTCTTCATCGCGTTTTCAAGGCACGGATGCCTTGAGTTGCTGCCTCTTCCACCACAGAGCGGGCAGCTGTTGCGCCAGAGGTGAACGACGGATCGTTTGCCTCGGCACGGTGCCGGTAAGACCGGCGTGTGGACCCTTTCAAGCCACGCGGCAAATGTATCACCACTACATGCTGCGCGGCACTGGCAACTTACAAGGATTAATGCCATGAGCCGAATTGCTCTGAGTTGTATTGAACGGGCGCAGCGGGAGATCCTGCCGCTCGACCTGGCGCTTTACCATGCTGCAAGGGACTACCCTGGCGGCGCTGCTGCAATTGCCGTCACCACCGGCAGAAACCCCACCACCCTGCAACATAAGCTTTCACCGACTCACCCAAGCCACACGGTCAACATTCAGGAATTCGGGGAGATCCTGGAGCTGACCAAGGATCGCCGCATTCTGGACGCAGTGCATGCCTTGGTGGGTGATACGACTTGGCAGGAGTTGGCAGAGGCTTATACCAACGACATGCCGGAGACGTTGACCACGGGCATTGCAGAATACTTTCATCAGGTCGCGAACCTTGCCGAGACATGGGCAAAGAGTATCGGCGACGGTGTCGTGAGCGATCAGGAGCTGGCTGAGATACGCCTGCAGGTGTTTCGCGGCATTCAGGGCCTGCTCGGGTTGTTCAACCGCGCCTCCTACGTCAATCAGACGACGCGGGGTGCTGATCATGGCTGACATTGCCGACTTCGCTAATGACTTGGTGCAAGAGCGCATAGATCAAGCCCTCGCGGCTCGGCGTGCGGCCAAGCCTGTAACCACGCTTCACTCGTTTCCTTTTTGCGAAACCTGTGAAGAGGCTATTCCCGATGCACGACGTATTGCCTTACCCGGTTGCACGCAATGCCTGACCTGCCAATCCCTGCTGGAATTGCGTGAGGCCCGTCATGCTCGATGAGGTGCTGGGGCAATTCGCTGACTACGGTCTTGAGCCTGCTCAACCGTTAGTGTTCGGCAAGTTGACCCGTTGCAAGACATCCCAGGACAAGGGAAAGGAAAAGAACGGTTGGTACGTCATTCACGAACATTGGACCGAAAAGAACGAGTCGCTGATCTTCGGTAGTTTCGGTGACTGGCGTTCGGGCGAGTCGCAGAAGATCAAGGTGAAAGCGGGCCGAATGTCGCCTGAAGAGCGTGAGGTCATGCGCGCTCGCCAGGAGGACGCTAAGCGTCGCGCAGCTGAGGTTGCCGCTAACGCCGCCCGCCGTGCAGCCAGTCGGGCGGCGGGTATGTTCAAGCGCATGCCTGATAAGGGCAAAAGCGCCTATCTGGATCGCAAGCAGATCGTGGGGTTTCGTGTTCGTTACGCGCCACGTTCAGGCTCTGTGCTGGTCCCGATGAGCAACGCCCGCGATCAGATAGTCGGCCTGCAGGTGATCTACCCTGAAAAGCAACAGGATACAGGGCGTGACAAATCCTACTGGCCTTACGGCATGTCAAAGGAGGGGGCGTTTCATTTGATCGGCCCCGAGCCTGAACCCGGTGAGCCGTTACTGATCTGTGAGGGGTATGCCACCGGCGCTAGCCTGCACATGGCGACTTCATACGGAGTCGCCATTGCTTTTGATGCGGGCAACCTGCTCGCGGTCGCGAAGCTGATGCGTGACCGTCTCCCTGGCCGACCGATCATCATCTGTCGCGATGATGACTGGAAGACCAAACGCCCGAATGGGCAGCTTTGGAACCCAGGCGAGGAAAAGGCTACCAACGCCGCCCTGATCGTTGGTGGTCAGGTCGTTGCGCCTATCTTCTCGGTTGAGCGTCATGACAAATGGACTGACTTCAATGATCTGCATGTCGCAGAGGGTTTAGAGGCCGTCCGCCGTCAGGTGTTAGCGGTCGTCAGGCCCCCAGCAGCAGGTGGTTGGAAAGACCAGTTGGCACGCAGTGAGAACGGCGCGCTCATTGCCCATATGCAGAATATCGAGCTGATACTCGGCAACGACGAACGTTGGGCCGGGGTTATCAGCTTTAGCGCGTTCAGCTCCAAGATCGTTAAGTTGCGGGCCGCACCTTACGGCGGTGGCACTGGCGACTGGGCTGACATCGATGATATGCGGGTTATGAAGTGGCTGGCTCAGGTCTACAACCTCCGGGTAAAAGCTTCCAGCGTGATCGAGGCGGTGAGCATTGTTGCTCACGACCATGCCTTTCACCCAGTGCGTGAGTACCTGCAGAGGCTTGAGTGGGATCGGGTGCCGCGACTGGAGCAATGGCTCATAGATGTCATGGGGGTAGAACCCACTGAGTATGTCAAAAAGGTCGGCAAGCGTTGGATGATCTCGGCCGTCGCTAGGGTAATGCGGCCTGGCTGTAAGGCTGACTCTGTGTTGATTCTTGAAGGCGCACAAGGCGCTGGTAAATCCACTGCCATGAGCATCCTCGGGGGCGACTGGTTCATGGACACTCCCTTCGCGCTCGGCGACAAGGATGGGTTTCAGGCTATCCGTGGCAAGTGGATTGTCGAACTGGGCGAGCTGGACAGCTTCAACAAGGCCGAGAGTACCAAGGCCAAGCAGTTCTTCTCTGCTTCGACAGACACCTACCGGGAAAGCTATGGCCGGAGAACAAACGACGTGCCACGCCAGTGTGTTTTCGTGGGTACGACCAACCAAGAAGAATATCTTAAGGACGCGACCGGCAACCGACGCTACTGGCCTGTTGCGTGTACGAAGGTCGAACTTGAGCAGCTGCGTGAAATGCGTGATCAGTTGTGGGCTGAGGCGATGTTTTGCTTCCAGGCAGGCGAGATCTGGTGGGTCAATCGTGACGAGTCATCCATGTTCGCCGAGGCACAGGACGAGCGCTTCGTGGTCGACGAGTGGGAAGGGCTGATTCTGAATTGGCTGGAAGAGTCGCAGATCGGTGAAACCACCAGCGGTAACGAGTTGCTGGGCACCGCGTTGAAACTGGATGCGGGGCATTGGGGCAAGCCAGAGCAGATGCGCGTCGGCGCAATCATGCACCGCCTGGGGTGGAAGCGGGCGCGATCATCGGTGCTGTCGAAGAGCGGCTTGCGACAGTGGGTATACAAAAAGCCCGCGAACTGGGGCCGGACGTCAGATCTGGTTGTCGAGAAGTTTGATGAGCCGTGCTTCGATGATTAAACGAATTGATGCGATGTTGAAACTTTGGGCTGAAGACCTGCATTCCCCTGCGTCGGGTGGAACCGCTGCAGGCGGGAATATGATCGCCATGCTGATGGAGTGCAAAGGGGAGCTGATACGCGGTACGCGGGGCAGCCGTGTTCTGCTGGATGAGTCTGCCGACATAGAGCTGATCGTCAACAAGCACCTGGCACCCGAGCTGGCGTTGGTCGTGCGTGAGCATTACTGCAACAGCGACAGTTTCCTGCATCAAAAAATCACCCACTGCGGCTGCAGTCGGCAGACCTACTATGACCGGCTGCATCAAGCACACCTGAGCATTCAGGGGCTGCTGTGGGGTAAGGCTGCTTGAGGGCTCTCGCCATTTCCCGCTTGTCCTACCTCGTCCCACTGCCTATCTACGTGGTGGGACGGGTTACAGCCCCGTCTGCCTTGCTCCGTCCCACTGTCCCACCTTTAACCAGCATTCCCACATGTAGCGTAGCGGGCACCATCACGCGCTATGCGCGCGTCAGCGTGCTTTTAAATACTCTCTCTTTACACGGAGAAATAACAATAAAGGTAGGACAGTGGGACAACGCTTTGTTTTCGGGGGCTTCAAGCGTCCCACCTGTCTCTAGCCTAGTGGGACAGTGGGACAGGGGGCAAAAAAGCGAATAGCCGATTGAGTGTATTCGTCTACATTGCTGGGGCGTTGGTGCTGTGTTGCCTACATATTCGTCGGTGGCATTAATACTGGCTTGCTGCCACCGGAATCCACCTGTAAAAAGTAGTCATCTTCGATAGGTGCGACCGCATAGCGGCTAACGCACTAACAATCAAACCCGGCCAATGCGCCGGGTTTTTTGTTTTTCAGCTCACCCCTAAGGGGGTAACCGGATGCGCACCATGCCCGACAAACCAGATACGTGGGCCAGGATCGTGGCGGCCATTTCAAATCCACTGTGGCAGGGCATGATCATGGCCATCGTCGTCTCTCTACTGCGCATCCTCTACGACGCCAAAGAAACCAGTAAGCGCCGGATCTTGTTCGAAGCCCTGATCTGCGGCTCGTTAAGTCTAGTTGCGTCCAGCCTGATTGAATGGATGACCTGGCCGCCCAGCTTGTCGGTAGCAGCAGGTGGAACGATCGGCTTTCTTGGCGTTACGGCCATTCGCGAATTGGTGGCCCGCTTCATTGGCCGGAAGGTGGATTCACTATGAAGGCTATCGCCGCTGCAATCATCATTGCGCTGGTGGGCTTGTTGCTCGTTGGCATCCAGCAGAGCCAGATCGTCGCATTGCGCGGCGCGGTGGAAATTGAAGCCACGGCCAAGAAGAAAGCGCTCGACGCCAATCTTGAAAGCGAAGCCACCATCACCACGCTTCGTGCGGAAGCCCAGCGCAACGTGGCCTACTTGAAAGATCTGAATCAACGGATCAAGGCCAGCGAAGATAAAGCCAAACAGGCGAGGAAAGACTTTGAAGACCTCAAGCGCAACAGCAAGCCGGTTCGTGATTGGGCTTCTCAGCCTTTGCCTGACGGCCTGCGCGGGAAAGCCGGTGGTGGTAACAAAAACATCAGCAGTCCGAATCGAACCCCCTGAGCTGATTCCTTGCGAACGTATCAATGCCGATGAGGCGGATCTTCGTTCGAACGGTGACGTGTGGGAGTTGAAGGATCAGGCCATCAAGCTGCTCGACACCTGCGCCGATCAGGTCGACGCGCAGATCCTGCGCAGCCAGAGCAATTAGGCCGCACCAAAATATCAGACACTGCCATTTCTTGTTCTTGGCTCTGAGTGATCATGAATAGTGAAGTCCATCTGGTTCAGACAAGCAGGAAGGGGAATGCTTGGGCCACGAAAGTGGTGATCATGAGCGCCTTTTGAAAACCCGATTGGACTTGACCTCCAATCGGGTTGCGTTGGTCAGATAGAGCTATTGAAGAGACATGGAACTATGGGTTGGCCTACTGCAGAGCATTCACTACTCCTATCGTAAAGCGGCTGCATCATGCTTCCAATAATGAACCCAAAAATAGCGGCGATGACCAAATAGGCCTTGGCTCGCTCTTTCGGGCGATCAGTGTTGTCCATCCAAGCGCCAAAAGTCCTTAATTGACGTCCAGCTAGATACAGGAGGCAAAAAGCCAGTGGTAGGGCGAAGCTCAAGATTCCTATGTCGAAGCCTGGTTTCATGTGTAATTCCTCTTGGTTGGATCCAATCTTATAAACAATCTTTTTTTGTCTTACAACCCATAGCCTCATGATCAGGCCGAACTGCACAGTGGAGTGGAGCATGATCAGCGCCAAGGCGTTGAGGTTTGCAACGACTATTCCTGGCCCGAAATCAAGCACTGACACCCTGTAAATCCCCAAGTGGCGGGGGACCCTGGGGTATTTCGGAGTATACGGGGCTGCGGACTCGCGGGATTTGGTTAGCGGACGGTTCACCAGCTTAGTGAACTGCGGTGAACAGGTGAACACCCCGTATTCATTGGGTGAACAGGACATTTCAGCATGACAGTGATCAGCAAGTCGGACTTCGCAGCACGGCGCGGCTGGGCCAAATCCTACGTTTCCAAACTGGCAAAGCAGGAACGCTTGGTTCTCACGCCGGACGGCAAGATCGATCTGGAAGCCACCGAAGCGCTGCTGGCCGAATCCGCTGATCCGAGCAAAGCCGCTGTCGCGGCTCGCCATGAAGAGGGGCGTGTTGATCGCGACGTTTACAGCCAAGTTCTGCCCAGCGCCGAAACACCTGCGGTGCAGCCCCCAAACAAAGGCCCGGACTTTCAGAAGTCCCGAGCGCATCGCGAGTACTACCTCGGGCAGTTGGCCGAGGCTGAGTTTCACAAGGTCCAAGGCAATCTTGTTGCGCGGGAAGCGGTTTCAAAAGCCGCTTTCACTGCTGGCCGCACCGTACGCGACCTGATGTTCGGCCTTTCTCCGCAACTGGCCCCGGAGCTGGCTGCAATGACTGACCCCTGGCAAATCGAAAAACACCTGACCGGCGCATTTCGCCGCATCTTTGAGGATGCCGCCCGCATGACCACCGCTGACCTTGAACACGCCATGACCGAGAAATAGACCTATGCCCACTGGATACGCAGACGGTGCCGAGGTGTACCGCGAAGCGTATTGCCGTGGGCTTGAGCCCGACCCGGAACTCTGGGTCGATGAATGGGCCGATGAGTACATGCGCATTCCGCGTGACACCGGAGCCGCGGAGCCCGGCCAATATCGAACGGCCCGGACACCCTATGCCCGTGAGCCCATGCGGTGCCTGTCACCGGCTCATCCCTGCAAACGGGTCGTCACCATGGTGGCGTCGCAGCTGATGAAAACCCAGATCGCTTTGAACTGGATCGGCGCGCTGATTCACATGTCGCCTTCAAACATCCTGACGTTGCTGCCCAGCCTGAGCCTGGCGAAGCGAGTGTCAGCGCGGATCAGCAAGACCATCAATGCCACTCCGGTCCTGCGCGAACGTGTGGCCTCACCGCGTTCGCGTGACGCCCGCAACACGATGGACACCAAAGAGTTTGAAGGCGGGGCGTTGTTCGCCACCACAGCCGGTTCTGCGGCGAACCTTGCTGAGCTGTCGGCTCGGTTTGTCTATGGCGACGAGGTGGATCGCTGGGATGTGGACGTCGATGATGAGGGTGATCCGATAGAGCTGGCCGAGACGCGGGGCAGTACCTTCGGCCGCAACGCCAAGTTTTACTTCTCCAGCTCGCCAACCATCAAGGGCGCTTCGCGGATCGATGACTTGTTCTCTACCAGCGACCAGCGCTACTACTACGTGCCATGCCCAACGTGTGGGCACATGCAGACGCTGGAGTGGGAACGCCTGCTGTACTCGCCTGATTTCAGCACCGTGCATTACCAGTGCGCCGGGCCTGACTGCGACGTGCTGATCGAGGAGTTTCACAAGGGTGACATGCTCGCCCGTGGCGAATGGCGCTCACATGCCGACGGGGACGGTGAGACGGTGGGTTTCCACCTCAATGCGTTGTATGCCCCGCTGGGCTGGCAGAGTTGGTCATCACTGGCCAAGCAATATGAGAAGGCCAAAAAGGCTCAGGATCGCGGCGACCTTGAACCAATGCAGGTGTTTTACAACACCCGTCTTGCCAAGGTCTGGGACAGCGCACAAGAGCAAACCAAAGCGGATGTCCTGCAGGCCCGAGCGCTGCTGGAAAACTACGTGTTGGGCACCATGCCCGCTGGCGTTCTGTCGCTCACGGCCTCTGTCGACGTGCAGGCCAACCGTCTGGAAATGATGGTGGTTGGCTGGGGCGAAGGCATGGAGCGCTGGATCGTTGACTTCCAAGTGATCATGGGCGATCCAGCTGATGATCGCACCTGGCTGGTGCTGGATGAAAAGCTCAAAGAGCGTTACCGCCATCCTTGTGGTGTCAGCCTGGCGATCCTGGCAACGGGCGTCGACTCAGGCGGACACCACACCCACGAGGTGTATCAGTTCTGCCGCGTGCGGCGCTGGCGCAACATCTTCGCGATCAAGGGCGCAAGCAAACCCGGCAAGCCGGTTATCGCTCAACGGCCCTCGCTGGTAGACGTCACATGGAAAGGCCAGACCGAGCGCAACGGGGCGGAGCTTTGGATGGTCGGCACCGACACCGCAAAGGACTGGATCTATAACCGCTACCACTTGGAAAGTGGGCCGGGAGCATTGCACTTCCCTAGGGATTTGCCCGATGACTTCTTTGGCCAATGCGTCGCCGAGCGCAAGGTCACCCGTTATGTAAAAGGCTTTAAGCGCATCGAGTGGGTAAAGGGCAAGGCAGAGCGCAACGAAGCGCTGGACTTGCTGGTGTACAGCTTGGCGATGGCGCATTACCTGGGGCTGCATCGATACGGCGAGCATGACTGGGGCAGGCTCAAAAATGCCTTGGCTCAAGCCGGTCTGTTCGACGACACCGGTCACGCAAAAGCCCCTGTGGCCGAGCGCCTGAGTGTCGAGCCCAAACCTGAACCGACGCCGGAACCCCGACCCACGCCTGTGGCTGTGGCTGTTGCCGTCCAAGCGCCGGCTCGTCCGGCCCCGCAACCCCCGCAACGCCGTGCTTCCACCAGCGGCTATCTGAAGAGACGTTGATATGGCTTACACCCAGAAGCACCTTGATGCCGTCGAGGCAGCGATAGGGCGTGGCGAAAAGATCGTGCGTTACGCAGATCGGACGGTCGAGTACCGCTCGGTTGATGAACTGATCCAGGCTCGCGATCTGATCCGTACCAGCCTGACCAATGCTGCCGGTCCGCGCTCCCGCGTCATCCGTCTTTACCATGGGGGCAAGGGCCTGTGACTACTCGTTACCCCACGCTGACGCGTTCCGGCTTCGTCCTGCCCGAGCGCATGAAGGCCAGTTACGAAGGCGCTGCCGACGGTCGCCGATCGGCCACATGGGACGCACCTGATACAGGCGTCAACAGCCTGATCATGCCAGCGTTGCGCAACTTGCGTTCCCGCTCCAGAGCAGCGGTGCGCAACGATCCGTATGCGGCCAATGCTATTGATCGCCGGGTCAGCAACCTGATCGGCACCGGCATCACCCCGCAGCCCAGAATCGCGGACAAGGAATTGCGCCGGATCTTTCAGGAGACTTGGGAAGACTGGGTGGATGAGTCCGATGCCGATCAGCTGACGGACTTCTACGGTCAGCAAGCCTTGATCGCCCGGACGGTTGAGCAGTCGGGCGAATGCTTTGTGCGGTTGCGCCCAAGGCGCATGGACGACGGCCTGGCGGTGCCTTTTCAGTTGCAATGCCTGGCCCCCGAGTTCGTACCGCATGACAAGTTTGAGGTGACCAGCACCGGCAACATCATCCGTGCCGGGATAGAGTTCAACGGATTCGGCAAGCGGGTGGCCTACTGGTGTTATCGCTCACACCCCAGTGACATGACCTCGATCAACGCCGGATACAACATGCTGGTGCGCATCCCGGCGAGCCAGATGCTGCACATCTTTGAGCCGGTGGAGCCCGGCCAGCTTCGTGGTGTGCCTCGACTGGCACCGGTGCTCAAGCGCCTGCGCAGCCTCGATAACTACGACGACGCTGTCCTGTTCCGCCAAGAAGTAGCCAACCTGTTCGCGGGTTTCATCCGCAAGCCCGCTGTGGACGGCCCGCCCATGCTCGACCCGCTGACGGGTGCGCCCATCAAGGTCGGGGGCGATGGCTTCACGCCTATGGTTGCGCTGGAGCCCGGCACGATGCAGGAGCTGCTGCCGGGGGAGGAGGTCGAGTTTTCGACGCCGCCCGATGGCGGCAACAACTACCCCGACTTCATGCGCCAGCAACTGATGGCGGCAGCTGCCGGTGCGGGTCTGCCCTATGAGTTGATGACCGGCGACATGCGCGGCGTCAACGACCGCACCATTCGGGTGGTGCTCAACGAGTTTCGTCGGCGTCTGGAGCAGCTGCAGTTCAGTGTGTATGTCCACCAACTGTGCCGTCCCGTCCGGGCGGCATGGATGGACATGGCGGTGTTATCGGGTGCTTTGCAGCTGGACGACTACGCAGCACGCCGCCGTGAATACCTGCGTACCCGCTGGGTTCCGCAAGGCTGGTCCTACATCCACCCGGTGCAGGACGTGCAGTCCAGAACGATGGAAATCAATGCGGGCCTGGCCTCGCGCAGCGAGATGTGCCTGCGCACCGGCACCGATGCCGAGATCGTGGACGAAGAAAACGCCGCCGATGCGGCCCGAGCCCGTGGTCTGGGCCTCAACTACAGCACCTTGTCGGCGTTCGATGAGGATCCCGACGAGAAGGAGAACCCATGAAACCGCTCTTGCCGTTTCGCATTTTCAACAAGGCCCCAGTTGCCTTGGCGGTCGAGGACCAGAACTGGTACCGCATCAAGGCCGAAACCCAGGCTGAGCAGACCACCATCGAGATCTACATCTATGGCGAGATCGGCGGATGGGGCATCACGGCCAATCAGTTCATTCAGGACCTGAAAGCCATTGATGACGGTGTGTCACCCATCGTGGCGGCGTTCAACACCATCGGTGGCGACCTGTTCGACGGGTTGGCGATTCACAACGCGCTGAACCGCCTGGGCGAGCGCTGCACGGCACGGATTGATGCGCTGGCGGCCAGTGCCGGGAGCGTTGCGGCCTGCGGCGCACACCGCATGGTCATGGCCTCCAACGCCATGCTGATGATCCACAACCCGTGGACCTACACGGCGGGTGATGCCGAGGATTTGCGCAAGGTCGCCGATGTGCTGGACCAAACGCTTGAAGCCATCATCGCGGCGTACAAGGCCAAGTCGCCGGACATCGACGAGGTCGAGCTGAGACGCATGGTCAACGCTGAAACCTGGCTCACCGCGCCAGAAGCACTGGCGCTTGGCCTGGCCGACGAGATCGGGGCGGGAGTCGAGGTCAAAGCCTGTCTGGGGCAGGGCGCTGCCATACAACGGTTCCGGCAGACGCCCAAGGCATTGCTCGATCAGCTCAACGCCGTTGAGCCCAAGCCAGAACGAACTGACCCACCAACTGATCCTGAACCGGCTGATGCATCCGCCTTGGCGCTGATGATCACAAAAGCCTGTGGCGCGGCGGGCATCAACAACCTGATCGAGCCGCTTATCGCGTCCACCAAGCTTGCCGATCAGGCAACGGTGCAAGCAGCGATCACCCAGGCCAAGGGCGTGCGCGACCTGTGTGTTGCGGCTCGCTTGCCGGAGCTGACCGCCGAATTCGTCAGCGCCGGTCTGGACAAGCAGGCCGTGCAAGCGCGCCTGTTTGAGAAGCTGGTCAGCAGTGGCAAGGGCTTTGAAATCGATAACAGCCTGCCGCTGCAGGACGATCCACCGGCCAAGGTCCAGGCCAAACAACCCGACCATCAAGACATCTATGCGGCCCGCAGGGCGGCGCAGGGTGGCAAGAAACCGACCTCTACAGGAGCACGTCCATGACCATCAAAATGGAGCCTATCCATGCCGGTGAATTCCTTCTCTCCGAAGGTGCCGGAAACATCTCGCGAGAGTCGATCAATGTGGCAGCCAGTGAGGCCCTGAATGCGGGCCAGTTGCTGGGTTTGCTGACCGCGTCGGGTGAGTTTGCCCCTTACGATCCGACCGCTGAAGACGGCAGCCAGGTCGCCACGGCGATTCTTTTTGCTCCGCTTCCTGAGTCCGACATTGTTCGGCGTGGCCGCGCCGTCGTGCGCCTGGCAGAGGTTGCCGAAACGCTGCTGACCGGTCTGGATCTGGACGCCGAAAAGGCGCTGGCCAAGCAGTTCATCATCCTTCGCTGATCGATCTATCGGCCACAAACCCTGATTCATTTTCGTTTATCTGACCCCGCCGATTGCGGGGTTTCGTTTTTCTGGAGAATACCCCCATGGCCGATATCGCCATTTTCGACGACGAAGCATTCAGCGTCGCGACACTCACCGCTGCCATCAACGAACAACCGTACCTGCCGGGTCGCATCAGCGGCCTTGGCCTGTTTCAGGAAGAGGGCATCGCGACCCTGACCGTGCAGATCGAAAAGGACGGTGACACCCTGGCGCTGGTCCCGGCCGGTGAGCGTGGCAGTTCCGGTCTGGTGGTCACCGGGACGAAGCGCACAATGATTCCCTTCAACACCGTCCACTTGCCTGAGCGCTTCACGATCCGGGCTGATGAGATTCAAGGCATCCGCGCATTCGGTTCACGCACAGAGCTGCAGGCCGTGCAGGATGTGATCAACACCCGGCTGGCCCGTGCCCGCCGCCAACTCGACGCCACGCACGAGTTCCAGCGAATGGGCGCGTTGAGCGGCCAGGTGCTGGATGCGGACGGCAAAACCGTGCTGCTGGACATCTACGCGGCCTTTGGTGTCAAGCGTCAGAGCCTGTCTATGGGCTTGAACGATGTAAGCACTGAGGTGCGTGTCAAAGCAGGCGAAGCGCTGGACATGCAAGAGGACGCGCTGGGCAGCGTCACCAGCTCCGGGTCGCGAGCATTCTGCGGCAAGAACTTCTGGAACAAGCTCGTCGTTCATAAGTCGGTGAAAGAGACCTACCTCAACTCGGCGCAGGCGTCGGAGCTGCGCGGTGATGCCCGCGAAAGTTTTGAGTTCGGTGGCATCGTTTGGGAGCGCTACCGTGGCAAGGTCGCCGGTATCGCTTTCGTAAACGATGACGAAGCGCTGCTGGTGCCCGAGGGTGTACCGGATCTGTACATCTCGGCCTTCGCTCCAGCGGATTACATGGAAACGGTCAACACGCAGGGCATCCCGTACTACAGCAAGCTGGAAACGCTGCCTTTCGGCAAGGGCGTGGCGGGTGAAGCGCAGTCCAACCCGCTGCACCTTTGCACCCGACCTCGGGCGCAGATCCGCCTGACGCTGTAATCATGGCGTTCCGTGACTTGATCGGGACTCTTGATGACGCCGTGTTCGATGTACTGAGCGACACGGCGTTCATTGAGGGGCGCGAGGTGGCGGGCATGTTCTCGGCACCGTGGCTGCAACCCAAACTGGGTCGCATCAACACTGGATTGCGCGAGCCGCACCTGGTCATTCGGGTAGCCGATGCTCAGGGCGTTGTTGAGCGTCAACAGGTACGCATTGATCTGCCCGTGCAGGACGGTGGTGGCACGTACACGCTGATCCGCCAGGAGCCGGGTGGTGATGCGCTGGTCACGTTGATTCTGAGGATTAACCCATGAGCATTGGCAGCTTTTATAAGCAGTCGGCCAAGGACGGGATGATCACGCTCCAGCCAGCTGCCGCTGATCTGGATGCCTTGACGAAGTTTGCCGCCGTAGTCCCAAAGGCGGCCGCTGCGGCCCAGCGCCGTGCCATCAACAAAACATTACGCTGGTTGCGCACGCACATTGCCAGAGAGGTCGGTCGACAGGAACGGATCGCGGTCGCGGCGGTTCGCCAGCGGCTTCGGGCCTATCCTGCCAGCGGGAGTGCGATGCGCGGCAAACTCTGGTTCGGTCTGGACGCGATCTCGGCGAGCCGTATTGGCCGGGCTCGGCAAACACGCAGCGGCGTCTCTGTAGCAGGGCGACGGTATCAGGGCGCGTTCTTCAAGACAGTTTACGGTGGCAGTCCTGATATCTGGATTCGCACAGCCAGCAAGCATTTCGATGCGAGCGATTATGCGCAGACCCAGCAGGGCAAGGGGCGAACCGGCTTTATTGAAGAAAACGGAAGTCGGTTTCCACTGGCGAAGGCCAAGGTCTCGCTGGAAGAGGCGCGGCCTCTCTTTGAGAGCTGGATCAAGCGTGCTGACGAGCGTCTGCTGGAGATACTCAAGCAAGAATTCAACTATGAGCTGCAAAAGTACCTGAGAGGGTCGAGCCGTGTCTGACCAAACCTTCAGTCTTGATCAACTTTATCAGGCGATTGAGCAACACATTCAGGATGCCATTCCCGGGCTCCAGTACGTCGGCACCATGCCGGACATGCTTCAGCAAGTTTCCGTGCCGGCGGTGCTGCTGGAAATGGTGGAGTTTGAGCCTGGTTCCGATCAGGGAACTGGCGAAACAGCCCTCAATGCGCGCTTTGAAGCGCGTGTCATCGTGGGGGCCGAACAGGAGCAATGCCAGCAGCAAGCAGTCTTTGCAGCAACGCAGTTGTGCGTGTTACTGCGGGCGCAGACGTGGGGGCTTGCTGTTAACCCTGCCGAACTGGTGCGTGCGGCTCAAGACTGGTCACGGCCAGAGCTGGATGGATACGCGGTGTGGGTTGTTGAATGGACTCAAGGCATTTACCTCGGTGAGGAGCAATGGCCGTGGCCTGATCAGCCGCCAGGCACGTTGGTGTGGGGCTTTAGCCCGGACGTAGGGCCTGGCAACGAAGAGTTCTATAAAAGTCCGGAGGATCAAGATGAGTTACGCGTCGGCAGTCCATGACCGAATGATTGCCGGTCTGATCATGAACGTTTATGTGGTGGCGGTTGATCTGACATCTTCCCCGCCGATGTGTCGTGTTTCGGATGGCGAATGGGTCAGCGCGTGGATTCGTTGGCATAGCCTGGCAGCCGGTAAAGCCCGGCACTGGCGCGCACCAACGCTTGGCGAGCAGGGAGCGGTATTGAGCCCAAGCGGCGATCCTGCGCAAGGCACATTTATTCCCGGACTCTATGGCAATGCAGGCGCGCCGCCCGATAACCGTGATCATGTAGAGGTATGGCGCTTCGACGATGGCGGCTCACTGGTGTACGACTGGCAGGCCAAGAGCTACGCCATCAGCCTGCCGACGGGCACCGTCACCGTGACGGTGGGCGCTTCGACGGTGGTCGTGACCGATGATGCAGCAACCGTCCAGTCAGCGTCTATCAACCTCACGGGCAACGTGAAAATCGACGGCCCGCTAGTGGTCACCGGCAACGTGACAGGCATGGGCACCATCCTCGACACCCTGGGCAACAGCAATCACCACAAGCATTGATTCCATCGTTTGACCATCCCCGCGCTATGCGGGTTTTTTGCGTCTGGAGAAAAGCATGAGCAAAACCAAAACCGAGCCGGCGTCTACGGATCTTGTCATTACCGTGGCTCCGCGTGCGTCATCGCCTGCATCGGAACCTGCACAGATCGGCTTCCGGGACACGGTATTCACCTCCCGAACGCTGGTGCTGCCCAATGGCAGAGTCGTCGCGGTGGCGCAGGGCGTTGCCTCGGTGGATTCCTCCGATGCCGAGGCGCTGGCCTACCTGAAAGCGCACAACGAGTTTGAACCCCTGGAGTAAACACGATGATCGGAGTGGACCGCCAAACGGGCTTGCCCTTGTCGGGCCTCGATCATCTACGCCAGTCCATTGCGGACATTCTGACCACACCGGAAGGCAGTCGCCGAATACGTCCCGAATACGGCAGCAGGCTGGCTCGCTTCGTTGATTTGCCGGTGACGGCCGGTTGGCGAAGCGCGGTGCAGGCCGAGGTTAGCCGCGCCATCGGGCGGTGGGAGCCACGGATAAGGCTTGAGTCGGTGCGCGCTATCGCCGTGATCGATGGGCAAATCACATTCGCCCTGAAAGGTGCGTATCAGGGTGACAGCGTCACATTGGAGGTTACAGCATGAGTGCGGTGGATCTGTCGGCGTTGCCTGCGCCGGAAGTGCTGGAACCCCTCGACGTCGAGGCGACTTACGACGAGGCGCTGGGCATCTTTCGGGGCTGGATGGGCAACAACTGGACCGCTGCGCTGGAAAGCGACCCAGTCACGAAGCTGATCGAGCTGGGTGCCTACAACAAGATAGGCAACCGTGCCCGCGTCAATGACGGTTGTAAGGCCCTGCTACTGGCCTATGCCCGTAAAGCTGACCTTGATCAGCTGGCTTTCAACGTCAACCTGAAACGCCTGGTGATTCAGGCCGAAGACCTGACGACCTTTCCCCCCACTGCTGAGGTGAAGGAAGAGGACGACGCCTTACGCGAGCGTATCCAGCTGGTCTATGAGGGGCTGACCACGGCCGGGCCACGTAACAGTTACATCCTGCATGCCCGCAACGCGTCCGGTCTGGTTGCTGATGCCACGGCCGAAAGCCCGTCACCCTCGACGGTGGTGGTCACGGTGCTGGGGTTGGGTGAAACCGGGATTGCGCCGCCGTCGTTGCTTGATCTGGTGCGCGATTATCTGAGCGACGAAGACATTCGGCCCCTGGGCGATCGGCTGATTGTGCAGTCCGCCGAAATCCTGCCGTACACGATCAGTGCTGTGGTGCACATGGTCGGCACCGGGTCGGAGAACGAGACCATTCTGGCGCAGTGCGAAACGCGCTTGAGGGACTGGATCAATCCCCGACGTCGTTTAGGCGTTGAGGTCGCTCGCTCGGCCATCGACGCGCAGCTGCACATTGCGGGCGTGCGTCGTGTGGATCTGGGCGACTGGGTGGATATTCTGCCCAGCAAGGCCCAGGCCGCTTATTGCAGGGGCTTCACGCTGACCAAGGGTGACTGACATGAAGAGTTTGCTGCCCAATAACAGCACGCAGCTGGAGCGGGCTATCGAGGCTGCGATAGTCGATACCACACCTGTTCCCCTGCGCACACTTTACAACCCGGACACCTGCCCGGTGGCGCTGCTGCCGCACTTGGCGTCGTCGTGGTCAGTTGACCGCTGGGACGAGAAGTGGTCGGAGCCGGTCAAGCGTAATGCCGTCAAGGCTTCGTTTTACGTGCATGCCCACAAAGGCACGATTGGCGCACTGCGTCGCGTGGTCGAGCCCTTGGGCTACCTGATCGACATCGTGGAATGGTGGCAGCTCAACCCGATGGGTGTGCCGGGCACGTTCCAGCTGAAAGTGGGCGTGCTGGACACCGGCATTACCGAACAGATGTACGAAGAGCTGACGGCGCTGATCGATGACGCCAAGCCCGTCTCCCGTCATCTGATCGGCCTTGCCATCAGCCTTGAAACCACTGGCAGTACCTACCTGAGCGCCTCTGTACAAGAGGGCGACATCATCGACGTTTACCCACCGCAACCGCGAGACATTGTCGTCTCGGGTGTGATCGGGTGTGGCGGACGTGAAACAACCATCGACACCCTGGATGTGTATTCATGATCGATCAAAACTCGCAGTTCTACGCCATCCTGACCAATATCGGTGTCGCCAAGCAGGCCAATGCCGATGCCTTGGGCGTTGCATGGAAGATCACCCAGATGGGGGTCGGGGATGCCAACGGCGCAGACCCGCAACCCGATGCCAATCAAAAAGCGCTCATCAACGAATGGCGTCGAGCGCCCCTGAATCAGCTTACGCAAGACCCGGCAAACCTGGCGATCATCATCGCTGAGCAGGTCATCCCGGCCGAGGTCGGTGGAAAGTGGATTCGTGAAATCGGCTTGTACGATGCGGACGGTGATCTGGTGGCCATTGCCAACTGCGCGCCGTCGTTCAAGCCATTGCTGGCGCAGGGTTCGGGCCGCACGCAGGTCGTGCGGATGAACCTGATCGTGAGCAACTCGGCCAGCGTCGAGCTGAAAATTGACCCTAGCGTGGTGCTGGCCACTCGCGAGTTTGTGACCAGCGAACTGGCGCGGCAGGACTTCAAACATTCCGTTCTGGTGGCCACCACGGCCAACATCGCGTTGAACGGCCTGCAGACCATTGATGGGGTGGCGGTGCCAGCGGGCCGTCGTGTGCTGGTCATCAAGCAGACGGCGGCCCGTGAAAACGGTATTTGGGTGACGGCGGCTGGCGCTTGGGCTCGGGCTCCCGACGCGGACACTGACCCGCGTGTAACGCCCGGCCTGCTGGTGCATGTCGAGCAAGGTACGCTCAACGGTGACAGCGGCTGGCAGTTGGTCACGGACGGCACGATCTCGCTGGGTGTCACCCCGTTGGCCTTTGAGATGGCCTGGGGCCGCACGGGCGTGGAGGCGGGCACGTATCGCAGTGTCACCGTCGACAAATACGGTCGTGTGGTGGCGTCCAGCAACCCGACGACCGCTGCAGGCTATGGCCTGACGGATGTCTACACCAAAACGCAGGTCGACACTGCGCTGGCGGCCAAGGCGAACCTGGCGAGTCCGGTGCTGACCGGCACGCCGAAAGCCCCGACACCTGCGTCGACGACCAACACCGATCAGATTGCCACGACGGCGTTTGTTCAACAGCTGTTTGCGGTCCTCGTGGGAGCTGCGCCGGAGACGCTGAACCAGATTAACGAGATTGCGGCCGCGCTGGGCAACGATGCCAATTTCTCGACCACGATGATGAACGCCTTGGCGTTAAGGGCTACCATTGCCAGCCCGGTGTTTACCGGTGATCCAAGGGCTCCAACCCCTGCGCTGACCGACAACGACACCAGTATTTCAACCACCGGTTTCGTTCGTGGTGTGCTGGCGTTGTTTGGCATCGGAACTGATTCGGCACAGCTGCTGCTGGATGCCAACGACGCCCCTTTAAGCGGGATGTTCCGCATGGCTTCCACCGGCTTAAACATCCCGGCGTCTGCCAATGCGACCTTGATTTGCGCACGTTACAACAACGGCGGCGCACTGCAGATTTTTGCGGCCTTGGCAGGAACGGGCGGCTACCCAAGTGTGTTTTGGCGCACGCAGGCGGCCGGTGGCTGGACCGCCTGGCGCGAGTTTGCCCCTACAGATTCGCCAGCGCTGACCGGAACACCCACCGCGCCCACGCCTTCGGTGGTCGATAGCAGCAACAGAATCGCCACGATGTCGGCGCTGTGGAACGTCCTTGGCACCTACAACATCGGCACGCTTGCACCTGTGGCGTTGGTGCTGACGTCAAACAGCGATTGGGCCAAGCCGGGCGGCTGGAGCGGCTATATCAACGTCGGCGCAAGCAAGGCTAATGGCGTAACGGTCCCGCTGGATTCGGGCGGTGGGTCGCCGGGTTATGGCATGTGGTGCATTACGGGTCGTCGGGATAACTCCAACGGCTACAGCGGTATTTTCACCGATTACTCCAACGGCAAAACCTGGACGGCATCCGCTGCGGTGGGGGGTAACGGGCCGGTGTTCACCGAGCTGTTAACGGCGGACTCGCCTGTCTTCAAAGGCACGCCCAAAGGCCCTACGCCGGACACGAATACGGCCGGCAATCAGCTGGTAACGCAAGATTTTGTGCGCAACTGGGCGCGGAAGTTTATCGGGGTGGGTGTTGGGGTGTCGGCTGCCACCTATTCGGTTAGCCCGGCGCAGAACGGGTGCTGGTTCAACATCACGTCGCCCAATGCCAACATCGCGCTCCCGGCGGCGACCACCGTGCCAGATGGCACCACGTTCCTGTTCCGAAACAGCGCAGGGAACGCATCTGTCACGCTGACCGTTCCGTCTGGAAATATCCTCACGGGCGTAAGCGGTCTGACGTTGGTGCTCGCGCCATTTGAAATGATCGAACTGGCGTCCAGCGGGACTTCGTACTGGGCAGTCAATCGCTGCTCCATGATGCAACTGGCCCGCGTCGACAGCCCGGCGCTTATCGGGACTCCGACCACTTCCACACCTGCGCCGGGCGATGCGTCCAAACAAATCATAAACGCCGAGTTTCTCCGGTCGGAACTGAGCCGGATGAAATCGATCATCCGCTTTACCGCAAACGGCAATTGGACTTGCCCGGACGGTGTCACGACGGTTTGGGTGTCTGCAAGCGCGGGCGGTGGCGGTGGTGGCAGCGGTGGCGGGCTATCGCAGCCGGGGGCGGGCGGCGGCGGCGGTGGAAACGCCGGTCAGGTTGTGCTCGCGGAACCGATCACTGTTGTGCCGGGAACTGTCTACGCGATCACAATCGGCGGGGGCGGTGCGGCGGGTGCAACGGCGGCGAGCGGCACGGCCGGGAAAAATGGTGGAGCCGGAGGGGTCACGCGTTTCGGCACCTTGCTGGCGCTCGCGGCTGGTGGCGGAGGGGCAGGTGGTGACATTACCACCGGCGCTGGTGGTTCTGCGGCCAGCTTGGGGGCTGGCGGTGGATCTGACGGAACCGATGCCCGTGGGCAGTACATGGGGGGTGACGGTGGCCCTGGTGGTCCTGGCCCGTTCGGTACGGCCGGTGGTCGCGGTCGCGCGGGTGCGGGTTCTGGTGGTACCGGTCGCACCGGGAGTGGTTTCGGCGGTGGCGGCGGTGGCGGTGGCGCGGGGTATGGCACTGCAGGCGGCACTGCTAACGGCGGCGCTGGGAGTCCCGGACTCCCTGGCATTCTGATTCTGGAGTATTAAACAATGCGTTACGCCTACTTCGACCCGATCACCCGCGAGGTGATCGGCTGGTTTGATACCGAGGCTCTGGATTGCATCCTGCCTGACGCGGATCTGTTGATACCTCTCACCCGAGACGCGTGGGAAGCCAACGCGCACGAGCCCCGCTGGGTGGATGAAAACCATGTGCTGAGCAGCACCCTGCCTGTTGCGCCGGTCAACCTTGATCAAATCAAGGCCAACAAGCTGGTCGAGATTAGCAGCGCGTGCGCCGCTGCCATCGTCGGCGGTTTTATCAGCAGCGCCCTGGGCGAGCCTCACACCTATCCATCGCAAGCGACTGATCAGTCCAATTTGATGGCCGCCGTGCTGTCCTCGCTGTCGGCCCCGGCCAAGGGCTGGGAAACGCCAGTCTGGTGCGTCGACGCAAAGGACGAAGGCGCTTACCGCCTGCACACGGCTGCACAAGTGCAGGCGGTGGGTAATGATTCGTTGAGTGCGCGCAATGCCGCGCTGACGCGCAAAGCAGTGCTTGAGGACCGCATTCGACAGGCTGTGATCGTCGAGCAAGTCCAGTCATCGAGCTGGCCAACCAAATAGGAGCCGGCGCTGTATCGCTGTCTTCCCTGAACGCCCCGTAACCGGGGCGTTTCCGTTCTGTTTTCCCTTGGGCCTCGCTATGCGGGGCTTTTTCATATCTGGAGATTGGCTCTATGACTTTCTTTCACGGCATCACCATGACGACCGTTGACACCGGGGCGCGCACCATCGCGCTGCCGTCGTCCTCGATCATCGGCTTGTGCGACGTCTTCACCCCAAGTGTGGCACCCGAGGTCGTCCAGTTGGCAGCCGTCAACGAGCTGAAAATGATCACCAGTGAGCGCGAGGCCATTGCAGCCTGGGGCGCAGACGCTCCGATCACCAAGGCCTGCCAAGCGATCTTTGCGCGGGCCAAGGCCGTTATCGTGGGGTGTGGCGTTGCGGCAGGTTCGACCGCTGCTGAACTGACCTCTGCCGTCATCGGCGGTGTGCTCGCGTCCGGCAAGCGTACCGGTCTGCAGGCGCTCATCGACGGTAAGAGCCTGTTCAATGCCCAGCCGCGACTGCTGATCGCGCCTAAGCATTCGGCCACGCTGGCCGTGGCCACCGCGATGGATGGTCTGGCCGCCAAGCTGCGCGCCATTGCCTTGGTTGACGGGCCGGGCACGACCGATGAGGCGGCGATGGCCTACGCGAAAAACTTCGGCAGCAAGCGCATCTACCTGTGTGATCCGGGCGTCCAGTATTGGGACACCACGGCCAGCAAGACCATTGATGCCCCGGCATCGGCCTGGGTCGCGGGCCTCTTTGCCTGGACCGATACGGAGTACGGTTTCTGGGCGTCGCCGTCGAACAAGGAGTTTGTCGGTATCACCGGCACCACGCGACCAGTCGAGTACCTGGCCGGTGACGCGACGTGCCGGGCCAACCTGCTGAACAACGCCAATATCGCGACGATCATTCGCGACGACGGCTATCGCCTCTGGGGCAACCGCACCTTGTCCAGTGATGCGAAGTGGGCATTCGTGACGCGGGTCCGCACGCTCGACATCGTCATGGACGCGATTCAGGCGGGCCACAAGTGGGCGGTCGACCGATCGATCACCAAAACCTACGTCAAGGACGTGACCGAGGGTCTGCAGGCCTTCATGCGCGACCTGAAAAACCAAGGGGCGATCATCAATTTCGAGGTCTACGCGGACACCGAGTTGAACACAGCCAGCCAGCTGGAGCAGGGCAAGGTGTACTGGAACATTCGGTTCACCGACGTGCTGCCTGCTGAGAACCCGAATTTCCGCGTTGAAGTCACCAACCAATGGCTGACCGAAGTCCTCGAAGCTGCTTAAGGAGCGCTGTACATGATTCCGCAAATCCTCACCAACACGAACCTGTTCGTCGACGGCGTCAATTTCAGCGGCGACGTGCCGGGCCTGACGCTTCCTAAAATGACAGCCAAGACCGAGGAGTATCGCGGCGGTGGTATGGCCGGTCCGATTGAAGTCGACATGGGCCTTGAAAAGATGGAAGCCAGTTTCACGACCAACGGCGTGCGCCGCGAGTCGTTGAAGTATTTCGGCCTGTCCGATCAGACCGCCTTCAACGGCACGTTTCGGGGCTCGTTCAAGGGCCAAAAAGGCGCGATCACGCCGGTGGTGGCCACCCTGCGCGGCATGCTGAAAGAAGTCGACCCCGGCGAGTGGAAGCCCGCCACGGTCGCGGAGATCAAGCACAGTATCGCCGTCTCCTACTACAAGCTGGAAGTCGACGGCCGTGTCATTTACGAGATCGACATGGTGAACATGGTGCGCGTGATCGACGGCGTGGACCAACTCGCAGCAGAACGCGCCGCCCTTGGCCTTTAAGGAATGAACATGACTCAAGTAACTGGAAATACCGAAGCCACTCCTTTGCCGTCGTGGATCGTCCTGACGGACTCAGGCGCAACCATCACGCTGAAATACCCGGTGGAAATCAACACCGTAAAGGTCAACAAGGTGAATATGCGAGCGCCGTGTGTCCGAGACACCCGGGCGGCAGCCGCGGCAGAGCGGTTCAGCAGGAATGCCG